ATGCATCTAAGACAGGTTGGAAGACCAGAGATCATTGCCATAAGATCCACGGGGGTCAGGATAAAGATTCTGATAAGAGAATTATTATTTCAACTTGGCAGAGTATCTACAAAATGCCAAAGAAATACTTTGATCAATTTGAAGCAGTGATTGGAGATGAATGTCACTTATTCAAATCCAAATCTTTAAGTACCATTATGTCCAAATTGACAACATGTGATTGGCGTATTGGTACAACTGGTACTCTTGATGGTAGTATGACACATAAATTGGTAATTGAAGGATTGTTCGGTAGAGTAAAGAAAGTTACATCTACAAAAGAATTGATGGATAAAGATATTCTTTCTGAACTATCAATTGATTGTTTAGTTCTTCAATATCCAGAAGAAGTACGAAGAGCAATTAAAAAATTAACTTATAAAGAAGAAATAGATTGGATTATTTCAAATCAAGCAAGAAACGAATTTATTTCAAATCTTGCTTTGAACTTAAAAGGTAATACACTTGTTTTATTCCAATTTGTTGAGAAGCATGGTATGGTGCTTCATCAACTTATAGAGAAACTAAATACTAAGGACAAGAAAGTTTTCTTTGTCTATGGTGGCACTGATGTTGAGATGCGTGAACAAGTTCGTAAGTTATGTGAAAAACAAGACAACGCAATCATCATTGCTTCATACGGAACCTTCTCTACAGGCATCTCAATCCGAAGACTACATAATATTGTATTCTCCTCTCCATCGAAGAGCAGAATACGGGTCTTACAAAGTATTGGTAGACAGTTAAGAAAATCTGAACACAAAGATAAGGCTAGACTCTTCGATATTGCAGACGACTTACATTGGAAGTCTTATCAAAATCACACTCTTCGTCATTACAATGAGCGATTAAAAATTTATGAATCCGAGAAGTTCTCGCACAAGAAGTTAAGTATCAAATTGGAGAGCACATGCAAGACAACGGATACAGACTAATTAAACTCAAGAATGGTGATATTTTAATATCAAAAGTTCTTGAAATAAGAAAAAAGACTTTAGTTGTTGAAAGACCAATGCAGTTTAAAACTGTGGTTCTTGTGAATCAGAACAATATGACTAACACTGAAATGGTAGTGTTTAAACCTTGGATTGATTATACAATAGACAGAATTACAGAAATAGCAGCAGATGGTATTATTGCTATTTCAATGCCTGATTCAAAAATTTCTTCATGCTATGATTTAGAAAAAGAAAAAGAAGACAATCCTGCTATAAGCCAACAAGCACAAAATCTTCAAGATATGACTGAAGAGATTATGGGTACTCCTACAACACAAAATTCAAATGTACCACCAGAAAATGTTAATGTAACATTTAGTGTTCCGCCAGATATGGCAGAAGAAATAATCGATATGATGGCAGAGGCAAAAGCATGGGAAAATATAGATGAAGAAGATTTTGAGGATGAAGATCTTTTCCCAGAGGTTAAGCCCCGTAAGAAGGCAAAGAAAAAGAAGAAGGTAGATCCTTCTTCTAATAAACCCCATCAAAAGAAAAATAAAAAGGATTCCAATGACTTCGGTAATGATTGGTCTGATTGGAGTCCTGATCCTAAAGACTATATCTAGAATAGATCATTAGGTGAACCGTGACACACTAAGTGTAACGAGCGAAAAGGAAATGTCAATAGATTTTCCTTGAAATTCTTTCCAGATGGTGTATGATCCTTTTGTAATGGAGTAAAATATGAAAAAGAAAAAGAAGACAAAGAAAAAGAAATCTAAAGTAGAAGTGAAATTGACAGATGATATAGTCGATGATATAAAAGGTTTCTTAGTAGTAGAAGAAAAACCAGAAAAAACCAAAAAAGTAAAAGCACATTACATTGATAATAAGAAATTTTTCAGTGAAATGGTAGAGTGGAAAAAGCAAGTAAAAGAAGCAAAAGAAACTGGAGATCCCATTCCACCAGTCACCGAATATATTGGACATTGCTTTTTAGAGATAGCAGAAAACTTATCCAAAAAACCCAATTTTATGAACTATCCATTTAAGGATGAAATGGTTGGTGATGGTATAGAAAACTGTTTGATGTATTGTGAAAATTTTGATCCAGATAAATCAAACAATCCATTTTCATATTTTACTCAAATCATTTATTATGCATTTCTTCGTCGCATACAAAAAGAAAAGAAGCAAAACTATATCAAATATAAATTCCTAGAGTCAATGGATCATGATGGCGATTTTAGTCAATATCTGAAGGCTATGGGTATAACAGAAGAAGAGCAAGAAGTATATAAAAAACAAGACGAAGAAAAAAATGATAAGAAGCGTAAGAAGCGTAAGAAGAAAAAGAAAACATTAGAATCCTTTATGGAGGACTAAATGAAAATTGCTATTGTGTGTGATACACATTTCGGTGTAAGGAATGATTCTCCACTGTTTTTAAATTACTTTTTAGATTTCTTTGAGAATCAATTCTTTCCTTATCTTCGTGAACATAATATTAAACAAGTAATACATCTTGGCGATCTGATGGATCGTCGTAAGTTTGTTAATTTTCAAACACTAGCAGAAGTGAAAAAGAGATTTATTTCTCATTTTGATTCTGGTGAATTTGAACTTTGGTGTTTAATTGGCAACCACGATACCTATTATAAGAATACAAATCAAATCAATTCACTTAATCAACTTTTTGAAAACAATAATATCAACATTATTGATAGACCCATGAATGTTCAATTCGACAGTCTATCAGTTGCTCTTATTCCCTGGATCAATAAGGAAAATTATGAAACATCTTTGGAATTCATTAAAACTACGACTTCGCCTTTTATTATGGGTCATTTTGAACTGACAGGATTTGAAGTTCTTCGTGGAGTAAAGCATGAAGATGGTATGAGTCCTGCAATTCTTTCACGATTTGATACTGTTTACTCTGGTCACTTCCATTGTAAACAGAGCGAAAAGAATGTTTCATATCTTGGAACTCCATATCAGATTACATTCTCTGATTTAAAAGAAAGAAAGGGATTCCATATTCTTGATACGGAAACTCGTGAACTAGAATTTATTGAGAATCCAAATCGTATCTTCTATGCTGTTCGTTATAATGATGCAGAACGAGACATGTTGAAGGCAGACTTTGCAAAGTATAAGAATTCTTTTGTTAAACTTATTGTAGAAAATAAAACCAAACCTTATATATTTGACAAGTTCTTAGATTCGATGTATGGTAATGGTGTAGCAAGTTTAAACATCATCGAAGAAAACAATGTTGAACTTAGTTCAGAACACACAGTTGACAATACCAAGGATACGCTTACAATTATCAACTCAGAAATTGATGCTATGGAAGAAGTTCAAAATAAAAATAAACTGAAAACTATCATTCATGAACTATACATGGAAAGCCTTTCACAATGAACATATTTGTATTGGATAAGAATCCAACAACAGCAGCGGAATACATGTGTGACAAACACATCGTAAAAATGATCCTAGAGAGTTGTCAATTACTTTCTACTGCTCATCGTGTATTAGACGGTAAAAAGGTGGAAAAGCAGACCAAGAACGGTAGACGCTATACTTATTACATGTTAGAGGATTCCAGAGTAGATTCTTACATCTATAAGTCTACGATGATTAATCATCCATGCACAATCTGGACTAGACAATCAACCCGTAACTATGATTGGTTGTGCAAGCACACCCTTGCTTTATGTGAACAATACACAAAGCGTTATGGTAAGACACATGTATCTACGCAATTGGCAGAGTGGTTGTTTAAACACCCACCTACTGGTTTAAAGATTGATAGTCTTACTCCATTTGCTCAAGCAATGCCAGACCAGTATAAGCACCAAGATGCAATTAAAGCATATAGGGATTATTATATTTTTGAAAAATCTAGGTTTGCCAAATGGAAACTGGGAAACACCCCTGAGTGGTATTTGGAAGGACTCAAAGAAAATTCTTTACTAAATAGTAAAGAGGAAACGATAAATGGAGCAACCGTCTGAAACATATACTCTACATGACCTGCGCGAAGGTATTGCCAAGCGTAAATTGGTTGTACGCAAGGGCAAAAGAAAAGTATTGTTTCGTTGCAAACCAGGTGAAAAGAAAGTAGGCAGACAATGCCGAAGAATACCATCTTCCCAGTTGACAAAACTTAAAAGAAGAGCTAGATTAGCAGCAAGGAAGGCTCGTACCAAAAGAGTAAGAGCACAAAGAAGGAGAAAGATCTCTCTCCGTCGTAGGAGAAATATCCCGAAAACTCCAAGGTGAAATTTAATTATTTGTCATGATTATATTTAAAAAAGTACGCTGGAAGAATTTCCTTTCAACAGGAAATAATTTTACAGAGATAAATCTAGATAAAACTAGAACCACTTTAATTAGTGGTGAAAATGGTGCTGGTAAGACAACCTTACTGGACGCTATTACATTTGTTTTATTTGGTAAACCCTATAGAAATATTAATATTCCACAATTAGCAAACTCAATCAATGAGAAGGATTGTATGGTTGAGATTGAGTTTGTATCTGGTGGTGTAGAATATAAGATCCGTAGAGGACTTGCACCAAAGATCTTTGAGGTCTACAAGTCGGGTAAGATGATGGATCAGGATGCTAAATCCAAAGACTATCAGAAGATGTTGGAAGAAACCATACTGAAGATGAACTATAAGTCATTCTGTCAGGTGGTTATTCTTGGTTCCACCAACTATGTCCCATTTATGAGACTTCCTGCAGCAGATCGTAGAAGTATTGTAGAAGATTTGCTAGACATCAATGTGTTCTCATTGATGAATACACTACTAAAGTCTCGTATGGCTCAAATGAAGACAGACATCGCAGAACTAGAACACAAGATCGAGTTACAGAAAGAAAAGACAATTGCTCAGAAGCGTCATATTGAAACTCTTGCTAACAAGAACAAAGAGACAATAGACCGACATGAGAAAGAAATTCAAGAATCTTATAAGCAAATTGAAGAGCATCAAAAAGAAATTGATGAAAAGAAAAAGAAAATAGAAGAACTTATTCAGATGTCTTCTCAAATTAATGTTGATGCCGAGGTTGAAAAATTAACAGATCTTGGCAGAACCATTAGTATGGAAATGAGAAAGTTAGATAAAGATATTTCTTTTTATTCAACAAATGATCATTGTCCATCTTGCTCACAGAAGATTGATTGTGAGCACAAGGAAAAGGTTTTGACTGAAAGAAACAAAAAGAAGTCAGAACTAGAGAAGGGATTGCAATTACAAGAAAAGCAAATGACTAAGTTGAGTGAAAAAGTTGTAGAAAAGAATCTAATCAATAACAAGATTCTTCTAGAACAAAAGATGATTCATGAAATTGATAGTCAGGTAAATGCGACAAAT